GAAATGCAAATCAGACAACTCTTTGCACATAAAAGGCTTAGGACAAATGACTCTTAAAAAAAATATTCTAAAAATAGAACTGTATACAATAGAAAACACTATAGAGGAAGCTATTATAAATCATCTAACTGAATAATACAATGAAAGACATAAATAAAAAAATAAAATTCATATACGATACTCATTTTGTTCCTTTTAAGCTAAAAGAACAAGATCCTCCTGACATATATTTTGAAGATCTATATAAATATATGGAAAAATTAATAATATACATGTTGAATTGCAACTATAACATATCTGCCAGAATGAAACAAGATATCACAAATAATGCTTTATCCTACATTTTCTTAAGAATACACAAAAACACTTTCCCTTTATGCATAATGAATTGGACAGGTTACATCAAAAAAGTACTTCTAAATGAGTTCAATGCATTAAAATCTTTTGAAAATAAATTAGGACCAAAAGACCTTTTTAGTATATTTGAAAACACAGGAATGCCTAGGGAACATGAACTCTTCTTCAAATCTACTTATGAAACCACCATTGAAAAAGAAAAACAAAAAATATACATCAAAAAAGTACTTATTCAAATCAAGAAAATATCTAGGGGAAACCCCATTATCTCATTACTAGGATTCTATTGTTATGTTTATGACATTAATCCTAAAAAAATACTGCCCGACAAAAATATGATCATAGATGTAACTCTTGTGTATAATACTTTTACTTACTATTTTTCCCTTGAAAACGTAGAGGCTCTTAAAATAATATTATGAAAATATCTGACACTGAAAGTATGTTGTATTTCTTTTTGGCATATTGGACATGGAAATCCGATAAAAAATCTATACTGCCTAGAATCCTGTATATCTTTGAATTAAAAGCAGTTATAAAATTAATAAAGATATTTGGTGGATCCACTATCAAAATCCCCACTATAAAAGAATTGACCAAGGAAACCAATGAAGTTTTGGCGGCATACCTATATTGCAATGAAAACTGTAGCCATGATTCCATTAGGAAAACGTTGAATATCAATAAAAGAAGTTATTCTGGGTATTCATCCAGGATAGAAAAATGGAAACAACACATAACAGACACGCAGGTCATTAATATAGATGAGGAATTCAATGAAAAAGACTAAAAAAAAAGCCCAAAAGAAAACTAAGAAAAAGACCAAAAAGAAAGTGTCATCTAAAACTACAATTCAAAAATTATCAGAAGATCTATCTAATTCTATTAGGCAGCTAAATCTCATATCTGTTCCTAAATATGTATCAGAAAATGCTAGTAAATGGATGGAAACAAAGGGACAACAAGTAGAAATGCTTAGAGCCCAATATCTCCAAAGTAAATTCACAAGAGCCCTTCAAATTGATGATATCAGAGACAAAGTGATGAAAATGATAATGATTAAATTGGAAGATGCTGATCCAGGTGGATTAGTCAATGTGTTAAAAACCTTATCGGACATATCACAAAATGATGTCATAGCCCTAATACCTGAAACTAAACCTGATAATTCCTCTGGACCACGAATAAACCTGCAATTAAACCAAAATCTTAATCCTGGGGAAAGTGGAACTTCCACTGCTCAAAACACAACAGCAAACAAATCTTTTATGAAGACCATGAAAAGTATGGCTAATCTTTATGAATATGTGGTCGATGAAGCACGAGAAACAGAAAAAGAAATCCCTGTTAAACAAATAGATACCAAAATAAAAAAATAAAAACTTGACTTTCCCGTATTATAACTTATATTAGTATTAGTAATATTATTTATATACTTTAGAACAACAATCTTAGGGGGGCACATGATCAATCAAGTCTATCTGAAATATGAATCTGTAATTGATACCATTGTTAATAAATATTGCAAGTGCTATTCATTAGATTATGAAGATGTTAAAAGCGAAGCAAATCTATTATTTTTGAAATGCTTCAGAAAATATAACAACAAAAAACTAAATTTTAAAAAATATGTAATCCTTTACGTGAATTGGAGATTGTCCCTTTGGGTTAAAAAAGAACTCAAATACAAAAACAAATTTACTATACTGACTAACGTGTATTGGAACAAACAAAAACAAGAAACAAAAACAAAACCTATAGAAGAGATATTAGAAAATGTAACGAAAAAAATAGGGAAAGAATCCAAAAAGGTACTAAAATTACTAATGGAATGCCCATTAGAAATGTTAGATTTTGAAAAAAACCACTTAAAAGCAAGAAAAGACTTCAAACAATATCTTAATAAAACGGACAAAAAATATAATAATTTTAAAATCCGTACTTTGATGAGAGAAATTAAACTAGCCTTAGAATAATATGGATAAATAATGATTAAAATAGACAAAAGCTGCACTAAAAAAATATATGGATTATCAGAAAAAGAATTAACATTATTCAAATATGAACTAACTTTGCCAAATCCTGTATTCTTAAAAATGAAACAGATGAAAAAGAAATGCTATAAGATCCCAGAAGAATTGTTCTTCTACAAAGAAACTCTTGATTACATAGAAATACCAAGGGAATTTGATCATGAAAAATACTTAGATCCTTTTACTGAATTAAATGACAACACTATTGAAAACGATGCTTTGTTCCCTGATTTTATAGGTGAATTAAGAGATTACCAAGAAAAAGCTGAGAGTATGATTTTAGAGAATCCTTGTAATATACTGGTTGCTCCAGCAGGTAGCGGAAAAACCACTATGGCTATCAGTATTATGAAAGAAAGATGTGAAAAAACACTAATTATTGTAAACACGAAAACATTAAGAGATCAATGGGTTGAAAGAATCTCCCAATACTTGAATATGGATACTGGAGTAATAGGAGATGGAAAATGGGAAACTGATAAAGATATCACCATTGCTACCATGCAAACACTTATCAATAACACTGATAAACTAAAGATTATGGATCATGGTCATATTATAGTAGATGAAAGCCACCACACACCTTGTGATACGTTACAAACGATTCTATGCAATCTTAGAGGGAAATACCGATTAGGGCTAAGTGCTACACCTGAGAGGGAAGATGGCTTAACAAATGTCATGTATTGGTTGTTAGGCAATAACAAAATAATAATCCCCAGGGAGCTTGCTTGTGCTCATCTAGTTACTCCTACTCTGATTCCCAGGCACACAAAAACACGAATCAACACTTCTGATTATGCATCTATCCAAAAAATCATAACAGAAGATTATGAAAGAAACAGATTAATAGCGAATGATATACAAAAAGCAGTAGAAAATAAAGGGATATGTCTTGTTTTATCCACTAGACTAAACCATCTAAAAAACTTTAAACAACTTTTAAAAGACAGAGGAATTCATTGTAAACTACTTCAAGGAGAATCCAAAAGCAAAGAAAGAAAGAAAGTGCTCAATCGTTTAGAAATAGGAGATATACCAGTATTATTAGCTACCAATAAATTACTAGGAGAAGGATTTGATAGTGCTCCTCCTGATCATTTGTTTATGACAATGCCTATAGGCAGAAAATCACTTGTAGAACAATGTGCTGGAAGAATTATGCGACCGTGTGAAGGTAAGAAAAATGCATATATATATGATTATGTAGATATAGGCACAAATATGATCCAAGCTTTGTATAACAAAAGACTTTCAGTATACACAATGCTAGAAGCAGTATCTGAATTTCCAAAAAACGACTCTAATAAAAGAAGGAGAACATCATGCAAAAAAAGAGCAAACCCGAAGAAGAATTAACATCATTTATGATACATGATATGCCTAAAATGGTGAAGGAAAAATTCAAAGCAGCGTGTGCTTTTGTTGGGAAATCCATGAGGGATGTGTCCATAGAATTATTTGAAAAGTACACCAAAGATCAATTTAAAAAGTAGGACGAGGATACAAAACGATTGACAACTTACGTTTAATGCTGTATAGTTATATTGTCTCGCAAAAGGTAAGAACTTTGAATAAAACTTAACACAGTGTCCCTCCACAGTCCACATGTCAAATCTTTTGCGAGATTGGATTGTGTGAGGGATGCCTTTATTAAGGGTATCATGAATCATGGAAAAACATAAAAAACAATTTACTGGGATATGGACACCAGCTAAAATATGGACTTTAATGGAAGATGGGATTTTAACTTCTTCTGAGAAAGATCTTCTTTCTATTATAGATATTTTAATAGACAGAAAAAATAATATTGGGTGTTTTGCATCCAATGATTATCTTGGGAAAAAACTAAATCTAACACCAAACAGAATCAGTATTATGATATCTAAATTAAAAAAAATGGGGTTAATTGAACAAATAGCTTTCGATGGGAGACAAAGATTTTTAACCACTTGCTACTCCTGTATAAATGATTTTTTGCATGAAAAAGAAGAATCAGACTTTGATTCTAGTCAAAGGCAGAGTTTGACTGGAAACAAAGGCAGAGTTTGTGTACAGAAAGAAAAGCCCTTTACATATAATGATAGTAAAGATAATATACTCTCCGAACAAGTCGGAGAGAGTGAGATATCTTCTCTTTTGGATGTCATTAAGAAACCAAAAACGAAACAAAAAAAAGATCCTAAAAATCCTAGATCAATTAAATTGGCTACCATGTTGGCTGAATCAATTTCAAGAATAAGAAAAGTTAATGCAAGATCAAATATATCAAAATGGATACAGTCATTTGATTTGATGATGAGCAAGGATGAGATCAAATACACAAGGATTAAAAAAGTTATGATTTGGTATGGTAATCATTTGGATGATGAATTTGTTCCGATAGCTCATAGCGGTACTACTTTCCGGCAAAAGTTTTTAAGAATTGAAATGGCAATGGGCAGAGAAGTGAATAAACCGCTATCTGCCGAGGATATAGCTTATCCGCTAATGACTGCAGATGATGCTCGTAAATTTTATAAAATAGGTCCTGAATATGAAGATGAAGATGATGAAGATGAGTACTAGTGGGTTAGAGGGGTCTAATTTGACACACAAATTGATTCTAAGGAACTTTAATTGAAAATCAATGGTAGGATACCATATTTAATTTTGAAAGGCTTAGAAGATATTTAAATGTATATAAATTTTAACATAAAGAGATAATTATATTGGATATCACAAAAAACAATTTGAAAAACCAGATAAAAGACATTGAAATCTATTCTTCTGTGCTTTGGGAAGAGAATGATTTAATAGAAATTAGATGTTTTTCATTAAGCAAAGAAGATGGAAAACCAACTAAAAGCTTTTGGGTTATTGCTGAAGATCTTTCCAGCATGGTTAAAGAATTACAAAAGCTAAATAAAAGGGGATACAATATATATACAGGTGTCCTTCCTAGAGAGAAGAATGAATCTAGTACAGATGAAGAATGTTTGTCTGGAAAAGTGATATGGGCAGATTTTGATAACATGTCTGCAAAAGAATCAAATAAAAAAATAAGGCATTTAGGATTCCCTGTGCCTACCTTGGTTATAAATTCAGGGCATGGGTCACATTTATTCTGGCAGTTAAAAGAAAAACAAAAACCGGAAGTCTTAAAACAAATAGTTTATGATCTAGCCAAAACCTTGCATGAAATGTCAAACGTTAAAGAAAATGAAGTTTTTGATGATTCTGTTAGGAATCCGTCAAGGGTACTCAGGACACCTGGATATATAAACCACAAAGAACCTGTTGCTCCTTGTTTTATTGAAAAGCATAGAAAAGATACAATTTATTCATTTGATGTATTGAGGGATCTTTTGCCTACATTTGAAATTTTTGGGAAAGACCTTAGTAATGAGATTCCTACAAATCCAAAAATACATAAGGACCGAAAGAGGATAACAAATAGAGCAAAAAGGTATGTTGAAAAAATAGGACCAGCTTCAAAAGGTAAGCGAAATAGTTTTTGTTATAAAATAGCTGCTTTACTAAAATGTGATTTTGCTTTGGATTTAGACGAGGCTTGGATCATTTTAAAAGATTGGAATAATACATGTTCCCCACCACTTACGGAAAATGAAGCATTCCATACTTTGAAAAATGCTGGGCAATACGGGAAAGAAATAAACGCATCAAAAGTACCAGATGAATTAGTAGATGAAGGTAAGAGAAGAAAAAAAGCAACAAAAAGGAAAAAAGGAGCATTAAAGGAAGAAGATGAAAATGGGGAAGATTTCATTCAAGGATTATTCCATTATGTAGATGATCGATACCAAGATAATAAACGAACGATTAAAATGAAGCCTTGGCCTACTTTCACAAGAGTAACTAAACTGTTAAGGCCTGGGACATATTCAGTTATAGCAGGTGAACCTGGATCTTCTAAATCCATATTTGCTTTGAATCTTGGATTGCAAATGACTGCTTTAGATAAACCATGGGCATATCTTCCGTTAGAAATGAGTAGGCAAGAACACATATTTAGATATGCTTCTTGTTTAGAAGGTTCTTTTGATTTGATGAATGATGAGGGTGGGTCGATCAGAAGAGATAGAGCTATAATAAGCAGAAACAAAGAACAACTTGAAAAAGTAAGACACCACATATTAGAAAACCCTACCTTAGAAGAAGATGGAATTGATATTGATGCAGAAGAAATGAAAGATAGAATACGAGAACTTTCTAGTAAAAATAGATTGGTTATGGTGGATCCATTTGGTCATATTAGTTTTGAGGAGGGTGGGAGAGAGTATTCTGAGCAAGCTGATTTTGTTAAATTCTTAAGTGCCCAAGCGAGAAAAACTTTTTGTTCCATAATATTGGTAGCCCACACAACTAAAAGAACAGAAGATTATTTAACTATGGCAGACGTGGAAGGATCAAAAAGAATAACGACTGCAGCGGACACAGTTGTTCTTTTAAAGCATGTAGATAATATAGAATATAATATCATTAAACCCGGTGGTGGTGAAGAGTTAATGGAGACAAATAGAGTGTTTTATATAGCAAAAGCAAGGAACTATGGAATGTCTCGTTTAGCTTTTAGGTTCGGTGATGAAGGTCCTATTTTTCAAGAATTAGGATTAATTACAAAAAAATAATTACAAAAACTATAAAAAACACAGATAATACTATAAGAATAGGAAAAATAAAAAATGACACATTTAGATTCTGTTTTGGAAGCATTAGAAAAAATGAACTTTAAAGGTTCTCGTGCAGTTCTTGTAAAAAACGCAAATGAAATATACAATACATCAAAAGGCGTGTATAACATAAATGCATCAACATGGTGGTGTTATCTAGTCATAAGGGTTTTAGAGTCCATTGGGAAAATAAAAGTTACCAATGACAGAAAAAGATTTAGATTAATCGATAAAGATGAAATAGAAAAGGAAAATGATGAAGAAGAAAGATTTGTTATTGAGGATTGAAGATTTGGAAATTAAGACAAAGGTTTTAATGGATAGAGCACAACAGGGAATAGTGAATGCCCAAACTCGTTTAGTAGAGATAGAAAGGGACGCAGCAGCACAAGTACGTGAAATAGACCGTATGCGAACTCATATTAAAACCTTAGAGAAACAGCACAATAGGGCACATTCTAATTTAGTGGATCATGTGGTGGGCATTGATAAGAACATGGGAATGTCTCAAACCGTATTCAATGTTTGGAAGATAAAAGCATTGGAATAAACTATGAAAATTTAGAAAACAAAATATAGGAGAAATAAAGATGGAGTATGAATTTGAAAAAGAAGCAAATTTAATTTGTTTTGGTACTCTAAGTGTTGGGGATTATTTTTTATATCATGATAGGGTTTTTGTCAAAGGGAACGAACTTGCAATGGGTAGGATAGCATTCAATTTTAATGATAATCAAATTATACATTTCCAAGACGGTGTTGTGGTTCTTCGAATATATTTAAAATCACCACCTGTGTTTTCTCTATGTGATTGTGAAAAAATAAAAGAGGGATAGTGACAGGTAGAATAAAAGGTATAAAAATATTATGAAAAGTAAACATACTAAAAGTAAAGTAGAAAATAGGGAAATAGAAATAGCTATACTGAAAAATGTTACTGATCCTCCAGTATCTATTTTTGTTTGTCATCGTTGTGGGAAGGTAGGAATAAAAGACAAGCTGTGGGATGGGGAATATGTGAATTCATATTTTCTTCCTGATGATTGGGAACGTATTGTGTTTAAATATGATTATTGCACTCCTACTAAAAAAATGAAAAGCTCAGGTATATTGTTTGGGGAACTTTGTCCTAAATGCTTTAAAATCTGTATGAAAAAAATAGAAAAACTTTTTTTAGATGAGATAGAATGTTATATTGTAGATGCAGAATAAAGCAAAAACAAGACAAATATCTATGCTTTAAGAAGATATTATTTATTGATGTTTTTAACATTGTAAAGGAGATAGAATGAAAATTTCAAGAGTAAAATTATTGTCAAGTTTGCGTGAAGTAACCCCAGGATTGTCTTCTAAAGACATTATTGAACAAAGCACTTCTTTCATTTTCAAAAACAAAATGATCACTACTTACAATGATGAAATTGCAATAAGGGTAGATACTGAATTAGATATAGAAGGGGCTGTTATTGCTTCTCCTCTCCTTAAATTATTGCAAAGATTAGATGATGAAGAAGTGGATGTGTCTGTGAAAGAAGGTGAACTGCATATTAAAGCAAAGGGAAAAGGCAAGGTAAAGATGAGCAATGAAATCTTGCTTCCTTTAGAACACTTAGAAGATCCCGGTAAATGGAAATCTTTACCAGAGGATTTTGTGGAAGGCATCCACATAGTTATGTCTTCTGCTGGAAAAGACCAAAGTAAATTCCTTCTGAATTGTGTTCATATTGCAAAAGAATGGGTAGAAGCTTCTGACAATTTGCAATTAACTAGATATAAAATAGAAACAGGTTTTAAGAAAAACATACTTCTACCAGCATCTTCTGTAAGAGAATTAATAAAATACGAAATTAATGAATATTCTATAACAGAAAACTGGATTCATTTTAGAGACAAAAATGGATTAGTTTTCTCTTGTCGTGTTTATTTTGAAACTTATCCTGATTACTCTGATTTTCTAAAAGAGGAAGGGACTCCTTTTAAACTTCCTAGCGGATTAGTAGAGACAACAGAAAGAGCAGAAGTATTTAGTGTTGGAGAATTTGGGGAAAATGAAGTTGAAATTTCTTTATCAGAAGGCAATGCTAAAATAGTTGGTAAAGGGGATGATGGTAGTTATGAAGAGAACAAGAAAGTGAGATATGAAGGAGATGATTTTACATTTAGGATTAATCCTGTGCTTTTGAAAGACATATATAAAAGAACAAGAAAATGCATAATCAATAGTAGCAGATTAAAAGTCATCACAAAAAAGTATGAACATGTATTATGCCTTATTCTCGGAGATAATTAAATGAAGTTGGTCAATAAAGGAAACAAATGATTGAATTACATAACATAGACTGCATGGAATATATGAAAACACAGCCAGATAATGCTTTCGAGCTTGCCGTGGTTGACCCTCCATATGGGATGCATAGAAAAATGGACGGCGGTGATGGTGCTGGGAGGATAATGCGGAGGTTTAAGCGAAATAAACCGTCGTGGGACATAAAACCTAATACGTTATATTTTTCCGAAATAAAAAGGGTTAGTAAAAATCAAATTATATGGGGTGGCAATAATTTCATTGAAAATCTAACTAGCACAACAGGGTTTATTTTTTGGTATAAACATCAGCCGGTTTCTAATTTTGCAGACAGGGAACTAGCTTGGACAAGTTTTCAAAATCCTGCGAAGTGTTTTGATTATGTGTGCTATGGTGCTCATGGCCAAGACGCTGACGGCAGAATCCATCCTACTCAAAAACCTGTAAAATTATACGATTGGATTTACAAAAACTATGCAAAAGAAGGTGACAAAATACTTGATACTCATTTAGGTAGTGGCTCAAGTGCTATAGCGGCACACTACGCAAAGCTTGACTTTGTTGGTTGCGAACTTGACACGGATTATTTTAACACAGCACAAAAACGTATTAAAGCAAAAACACGACAAATATCTATGCTTTAATAAACAAACATGTATTATGCCTTATTCTCGGAGATAATTAAATGGCAGGATTTTTGTCTGAAGGACAAGTTGTAGGAAAGAAGAAATTAACAAGCACTCCTAAATGTGGAGCTTGTGGTCTTTCTAAAACTTGCTACTCACCAAAGATGGGATCTTTTGGAAAAGGGAAAAAGAAGATTTTAATAATAGGTAGTTCTCCTACCAAAAATGAAGATTCTATGGGGGATCATTTAGTAGGGGAAACAGGGAAATTATTAAAGGACACTTTTAAAAAACTTGGCATTGATATTGAAGAAGATTGTATTAAAACAAATGCTGTTCTATGTCACTCAGAAGGATCAAGCAAACATGAAATTGAAAACCAAGTAGAATGTTGCCGTCCTCTTATATTAAAAGAAATAAAAGACTTCCAGCCAAACGTCATTATTTTATTGGGCATATCAGCAGTACAAAGTGTGATAGGTCATGAGCTTCAAAAGAAAGTAGGAGAGATAAAAAAATGGATAGGATGGAATATTCCTAGCAGAACTTTCAATGCATGGATTTGTCCTACATTTGATTTGTCTTTTGTTTTGGAGAAAAAAGATAAAGTATTGCAAGATATGTTGTATAAACATTTATCTAAAGCAGTTGAATTAGCAGACAAAAAACCTTGGAAAGAAATTCCCAATGAGGAAAAAGAAATCAGAATAGTACCAGAAAAAAAGGCTATTAGATTAATAAAAGAATATAGGAGAGGAGGTGGAGTAATCGCATTTGATTATGAGACTACTGGTTTAAAGCCCGACCTTAAAGAACATGAAATTATTAGTTGTTCTATTTGTTGGAATGGGGAAGAGACTATTGCTTTTATGATGACAGAGGCAATAGAAAAGGATTTAATTAGATTACTCCATTCCCCAAGAACTCGCAAGATTGCTGCTAATCTAAAGTTTGAACATAGGTGGACAAAGGTTAAATTGAATACAGAAATAAAAGGGTGGTGGTGGGACACTATGCTTGCAGGGCATGTATTAGATAATAGATCAGGAATCACTTCTATTAAATTTCAATCCTATATTCATTTTGGTATAAATGATTATGACAGTCATATATCTTCTTATTTAAAAGCAGAAGGTGGTAATGGATTTAACAACATAAAAAAATTACATGAAAAAGACTTATTATTATACAATGGAATGGACAGTTTATTGGAATATAAAGTAGCCGTAAAACAAATGAGAGAAATGGGACACCCTTTCCCTGATGGGGACATTAGATGAAACCTAGTAGACAAGATGCATATCAATTATTACATGATGGTTCTATAGCATTAGCAAATGTTGAAAATAATGGAATATTGGTAGACATACCTTATTTAGAAAAAGCTATGAAAAGAGTAGATAGAACTGTTCTTCACATAGAAAAGAATTTACTGAAGACTAAAGAAGTAAAAGAATGGAAGAAAAAATATAGGAATTCTTTCAATTTGAATTCTAATGATCAATTAGCAGATATGTTATTCAATGAATGGGGACAAACTCCAAAAGTATTAACTGCAAAAGGATCTCCGTCTACTTCAGAAGCTGCTTTAGAATCAGTAGAACTACCTTTTGTTCAAGATTATTTTCATAGGAAAAAATACATAAAGGCTAAATCAACTTACTTATCCAATTTAATTTCAGAATCAGTTGATGGTATTATCCATCCTTTTTTTAATCTTAACTTGGTGTCAACTTACAGAAGCAGTAGTGATAAACCTAATTTCCAGAACCTTCCCATAAGGAATCCTGACATAGGGGAATTGATAAGGAAGGCATTTGTACCAAGAAAAGGCAGAAGACTGATAGAGATTGATTATGGGGCATTGGAAGTAAAGATAGCAGCATGTTACAATAGAGATCCTAAATTGTTATCTTATATCAAAGATGAATCAAAAGACATGCATAGAGATATGGCTATGGAGTGTTTTCTTTTGCCGAAAGAAGAAATAACAAAAGAAATAAGATATGTCGGTAAAAATAAATTTGTATTCCCAGAATTTTATGGAGATTATTATATTAATTGTGCAAGAAATTTATGGGAATCAATAGAAGGTATGTCCTTAGAGACAGTATCAGGAATCCCCTTAAAAAAACATTTGAAAGAAAAAGGGATAACTAAATTAGGATTCTGTAATCCTAAAGAACCTCCTGTTCCAGGTACTTTTGAACACCATATACGAAAAATAGAAAAAGATTTATGGGAAAAAAGATTTAAAGTATATGCATCATGGAAAAAGAAATGGTGTGAGAATTACACTAAGCAAGGATATTTTGATACTTTAACAGGATTTAGGTGTTCCGGTTATATGACAAAAAACGATGTTATTAATTATCCAGTGCAAGGATCTGCTTTTCATGTTTTATTATGGAGTTTAATTGAATTAAATAAGTGGCTAAAAAACAAAAAAAGTTGTATAGTAGGGCAAATCCATGATAGTATTGTAGCTGATGTACATGAAGATGAATTGCAAGAATATTTAAACACAGCAGAAGATATCATGATCAATAAAGTCAAGAAGCATTGGAAATGGATTATAGTTCCTTTGATAATAGAAGCTGAAGTAACTCCTATAGATGGGTCTTGGTACGAAAAAGAAAAATGGGTAAAAACAGATAAAAATATTTGGATAAAGAAGGAAACTGATGATTGAATTATATAACATAGATTGCATGGAATACATGAAAACACAGCCGGATAATGCGTTTGATCTTGCCGTGGTTGACCCACCATATGGGATAGTATCACAGCAAGAGCGTGGAATTGGTTCAAGAATTGATGCATCTGGTAAAATGAACAATTGGAATAATAACAAACCAAATGCTAATTATTTTGTAGAATTGTTCAGAGTTAGCAAATATCAAATAATATGGGGTGCAAATAATTTCATACTACCAGAGACAGAATATTTTATTGTATGGGACAAAAAGCAATCAGTGAAAAATTTTGTATCGGCTGAATATGCATGGACTAATTGTAAAATGCCAGCAAAAGTATTCCGATATTCAATACACAAAACAATGGCAGATCGTAAAAGCGAAGGTGGTAAAATCCATCCTACTCAAAAACCTGTAAAATTATACGATTGGATATACAAAAACTATGCTAAAGAAGGTGATAGAATACTTGACACTCATTTAGGAAGTGGTTCAAGTGCTATTGCTGCTCATTATGCGAAACTAGACTTCGTTGGGTGTGAGATTGATGAAGATTATTTTAACACAGCACAAAAACGTATTAAAGCAAAAACAAGACAAATATCTATGCTTTAAGAAGGATCAAATTATATAAAGGATTTTAAATAATGAGACAAAAAATTAAAGAATGGATGGAATATTTTTCTATGTGGGTAAGAAGCAATATATATATCAGAGACAAAAAACAAGAGTATGAAGAGTGTACTTGTATGTCTATAGAGATCAAAGAGTTAGAACAAATAAATAATATTACCATTGAATTAAAACGTCAATTAGAGCAATCTAATGAGACAATAAGAGACTTACTTTTTGAAATAAAAGAGTGGAGAAGAAAATATCCTGAAGAAAAATTTGAAGAAACACAAATAAAGATAGATAATATGATAGGAGATAGGTTTGGAAAGATATGGTCTATAGTTTGTCCTCAGTGTGGAAGAGATTCTATGCAAGTGGTTAGACCGGGTAAAGTGGAATGTGATTTTTGTAAATTGGAGAAATAAAATGTTACGGACATGTTTGTTGTTTTTTATCATAGCAACTATAATATCAATTTTGTGTGCTGGGGAGACTAATCAAGAATCTATCCTCAAGAAGAAATTAGAACAGGTTAAAAAAATCCCTCAGAAAGTAGAACCTGTTCAACCTATTGGTCCACTCCCTGAAGTTATTGCTAAACCTATTGTGTGGATAATCAAAAATACAGTAAAACCTGATGGATGGAGTTTAACAGGATATGCTTCATTAAAAATTGATCGTGATAATAATATTAATCGATGGAAGATAGGTATTATCAATCCTGAACTTGATGCTCATTTGTATAATCAAGAACAGTGGAGAGATTTTGAAAGATGGCAGGACAGAGTTAATCGTAGAGAGAGTGGAGTAGTGTTTGGTATTATTTTTACTAGGACTTTTTAATTTTTAGGCAAGTGTGGTTGGAGATGCGGAGTGTTACGACACTATGTGACGGAACGTATGCCGTAGACGCACCAATCACATAAGCCTTTTGGAGATAAGATGAAAATATTTATATGGCAAACTGCTTATTCAGATAGCTTAGTTATTGCTTATTCTGAAACATGCGAAGAAGCACTTGGAATGTTTCCAACTTATGTTGCAAAAGATCTAGGAGTACCAACGAAAGTAATCGACTGTGAAAAAGATGTTGAGCCTTTTGTAACTTATGTTTAAATGGAGATAAGATGAATATTTACTTACTTAGTCAAGATGTAAATAGTAGCTATGAGCCACACGTTAGCGTGTTATTACAATGGGATGATTAACTTTTTAAACGTGAAAATAGGAGAAACGAAATGGAAATGAACGTGAATGAAATCGAAGTAAATGGGATTAATTATGTAAAAAAGGACAGCGTACAAAGCATGGCGAAACCTAATGTGGCCGGATTGAAGTACTCTATTGTTAGGACATATTCTGCTGGTGTATTCGCCGGTTATGTTAGGCATGATGGGAAGATTGGTAGTGTATTTAATGCTCGTAGAATTTGGTATTGGAATGGAGCAGCAAGTATATCTCAGTTAGCAATTGACGGTGTAAACAAACCAGAGGATTGTAAATTTGCAATGCCTGTTAATCAAATTGATTTAACCGAAATAATCGAGGTAATTGAATGCACGGGAAAAGCAGAAAAATGTATCAGGGGGGTAAAGGAATGGAAAAAATAAACTCTGGCTCTGGCTCTGGCTCTGGCTCTGGCGATGGCTCTGGCTCTGGCTCTGGCGATGGCGATGGCTCTGGCTATGGCTCTGGCTATGGCTCTGGCTATGGCTATGGCGATGGCGATGGCTCTAGCTATGGCTCTGGCTCTGGCTATGGCTCTGGCTATGGCTCTGGCTCTGGCGATGGCTCTGGCTCTGGCTATGGCTCTGGCTATGGCTCTGGCTATGGCGATGGCTCTG